CCCACTCTGCGGATATATTTGATCCTTGACAAACGGAATAACTTTTATTCCATCATTACTTCCGGCTTCTGTACGAAGCATTTTTATTGATACCATTGAGGAAACCTCCTTTGGTAACGGTATTTTTCCGAATTTTTTTATTTCAGCAAAACCTTTCATCATGCCTCTGGCAACGCTAAAACGTCATTATCTTTGGTGTTCAGCTCAATGATTGACCATACGCCATCCTCAAAACAGCGAAGATGTACAAAGCATGATCCATTAGTCGTTGACATCGAAAATCTCAATGCACTACAACGAACGAGCGATTGGTTATACAACGATGCCGTATTAGTACCAGACATTCCGATAGTTACTTCGGCATTGGATACATTATTATGGGCTGTAAAAATCAGATCATCACCGGCCTCGGCGGATGCCAGACTGACATATGCCGATTCCGCAGCAGCCAAATCAATAAACTGAACGACACCGTATGCCGGAGTCAATGTTTTTTCAGTGCCTGTATTAGAGGTCGTGCCCATACTGGCAAGATCCCAGGTATTGAAAGTAACTCTTGAACGAACAATACCTCTTAAAACCTTCCCGGTAAAATCCGTATCAAAGAATTTAAACTCGCCATCTGATTTCATGTAGAAGCGATCACCACCCTGTTCCCTACCTACTTTTGCTTGATAACTTGCATCTATCTCAGCCATTGTTCTCCCCCTTGATAGTTTAAATATTATTGTTTATGACGGGCGATCCATCCGCCCGTCATTGGCATTAACCTATATGGCTAATGTGCTTAAGATGGTTCGTTGACCGGCCAGTTTGCAGGCAGACCAAGGAACGCATGGGCAGCAATACCAATATACGAAATATTGGTTGATGCACTCACCATAATTCGGACCCATCGTTTAGGCCCACGGTACATGATCATCGGCATATAGCTGTTTGTCAGACAACTTGCCTGACTGGTTACAGAAATAGCAATGGCAAGAACCTTACCGGATATGCCTGTAACAGAAATCGGATAAGCTGTCCTGTTTAAACGATCTGTTGCCAACCAACTATCGATGGTCTGATCCGACATACAACGATACATATCAAACCCGTAAACATGGACACCGGAAACGGCTGACCAAGCGCCAACAGTATTAACGCCTGTAGTACTATTGGAAGCGTGCTCCATGTATACGTCCATCGGATCAAGGAAACTCGCCAGGCTGATTATGCTGTGCTGCAAAGTGAAAGCACAAGTTTCATAACCTTGCGTATCCACAGTGGCACCAGTTAATCCAGCCACTGAAGGATCAGCCAGGTGTGGTTGAATCACCTCAAAAAATTTTAAATTACTTACTGCGTCTCGTATACTCATTTTATTTGTCCTCCTATTAAGGATTAAGGTTTAGATTAAATAGCCACCACACCAATTTTGATTGCCCTGAAATTGACAACGTCCCCGCCAACACGTTTCCTTGTGTAGAATGTAACAAAAGGCTGTGCTGTATACGGGTCTCGAAGAACAGAAATTCCCAGACGATCAACAATTGTATAAGCTTCCGCCCAGTCAGCAAGCGCAATCGAAAGGGCGCCTACTGCTACAACCGGCATACTGGTTGACATATTAAAAGGCAGCCCAAGCAGCAATGAAGGTTGCCCTTCTTGCAGGCCCGGTCTCCATATGTACTGGCCGTCGCCGTCTTTTAGTTGCATTATGTCAGCAATTGCCAGACGATTTGCCAGCCATCGCGATCGGGTCAAATAGTATTCGATCAACGAATATTTAACTTTCAAAAGACCGTCTGTAGTAATAGCGGCAGCAGCGCCCATATGTACCTGTTCAATATTACCGTAAGCACCGCCATCAGGATATGTCAGGAATCCTCTTGGCTGCCCGACACCGTTCCCGGTTACAAAAGCTGCCCCTTCATGTCGCATCATTTTACCGGCAACCTTGTTTGCCAGCCAGTTTTCAACGTTAATACCGGCATCTTCGAGCAATGTTTGGGTAGCTCTTGGTTTTGCGTACATAACATGAACCGGAATTCGTTTCTTGCCGAGTTTTGGTGTGTTGGTCTCATCACCTGCAACGGTTTCACCTTCCCACCCGCAATCGGCCTCATCGTCTTCAACCAGCATTTCAAGGGCGCCGGTGGAAATTGTTTCAACTGTTGCAAACTGACGAACAGGGTCAGCCTCAAAGATTCGTTGAACAATTCTGCTTGACATTTGAGGTGTTACCAGGTAACCACCATCCGGATCAACACCGACCGACATCGATTTAATCTGATCGGAATTTAATGAACGCTCATCCCGACGTAAATAAATCGGATATAAATCCTTATAGGCGTTGAATTCATCGATGCTGGTAATTGCATCAATATCGGTGATGGGAGTTAACTTCTGTTGCGCTGCAAGGGCCGCAACTTTAAAATCCTTTGCAATCTGCGTCACATCCTCACCGGATTCCATAACCTTGCTGGTACGTTGAATTGCAGCATCCAGCTCATCAACCCGGGCATCGACTTCTTTCTGATGATCCTCAGAAGCCTGCTGACGAACGGTGATGTCCTCTGCAAACTTTGAAATCTTTTCAGTGATAAGCGGGTCAAGGTTCTTTTCCGCTTCTTTCATCAACCGCTGAGTCTCTGCATAGTCTTTCTGTAAAGTCTCAAAGTTTGATTTACTATCATCCCCAAGGGCTTTGATTTTTTTCAAAACCTCTTTTACAACTTCAGGATGATTACTATTGTCTATCGCACCTTCCGCATCTTTAAGTCTCATTTGATTTACTCCTTATAGTTTAATTGAGTTGATTTCGTTCAAGACTGCATCCCAGCCTTTTTCCTCTTCTGAATCCCTCAGAAAAAGCGTCCTTAGTTGAGCGATAACTGCCAATGCTTTGCTTTTACTATAACCTGAATCCCTCAGTATAGCCTCAAGCTCCCTGGCTGTTGTTGCATGTTCAATGCCAATATCTTTAACGGTTGTCACAACTGCCCGTAAATTAGCCGGAAATGTAACAAGAGAAACTTCCCATAAATCAATCTCGTTCAAATAAGTAATATTTTTTTCTTCATCTCGTTCTATTGCGCCTTTTTTAATGTTGCCTGATTTGTCTCTTGGAAAATCGTACCCGATGGATAAACCACGTAATGCTTTCATCTTTAGTAACGAATGCGCTTCCCTGCCACGTTGAACATCCATTGCCAATTGGCCCTCATTAGCAAGACCTTTGTTGTCTTCATGAAGATCCGTCCATACACCCGCAGGCATATTACTATCGCGGCCATGTTGTAACAGCATAGCAACACCGAAACCGTTTCTTCCGCCTTTCTTCAATGTTTTCTGAAAAGCACCCGGCCTGATAACATCACGATAACTGTCCAAATTACCAAAGATAGCACCATGACCTTTAAATGTTCCATCGTCACTAACATCTTTTAAATCGAACGGTACGGCTATATGATTTGTTTGCATTGTTTATCTCCTTTATGCACTTAAATATCCAAGGACACAACGGCAATTAATAACGTTTTCAGCGCTCCCCATAGGATCACCAGGAAACATAAGCCCTTCACCGCCGACATTAAATTCGTCTTTCATACCTCTTACCTGTCCATCGGCGGCTGAATGATCCTCCCTGGTTCGTTCATCCATGGTTGCAATCCATTCACGCTGAAAATCCATCCTGGTTGTTTGCACTGAATCATCAATTGCTTTAACCGCTGCCGTATGCGTCTCAGTCTTAGCAATCGTTATTGCTCTAACCGGATTAAGCATACCGCCTTTTTTACGAATGACTTTTGCTATCTCTTTTCTGGTCAATTGCTCATCAGCAGCCTCTTTAATTATTTTTGCAATGACTTTTTTCGTTGTATCACTAACCTGCCTTATTTTTTTCGCTGCCTGTGTAGTCATCCAAGCGTTATATCCTAACCAGAATTCGTCCTGCATACTCTTTTCTGGTATTTCTTTGAACGTCATTTTACTAAAAATATTCCCTGTTCGTTGCAAATGTGCCCTGAATTTTTCGATCATCTTAGTTTTTTGAGCATCAATAATGTAAGCAATATCATCAATTCCTTGTTCAACAGCACGGGCAGCATTCAAAAACTGACTGTTTAAAGAGCCTCTTAAACTTCTCGCCTGTGTATGTTCCAATCGTATCATAATAATTGTCAAACGCCTTTGATAAATTGCCCTTGCCCGTTGATCCGTGATATTGAACATTACTTGACAACCTTTAATGGGCTATATCCCATAATAGAATCAACTTCCTGCTTCGAAAAACCTTCATCCAATAAAGCTTTTTCTTCCTCCTTCGGCTCAGCTTCAATTTCCATGCCTAACGGAATCATCGTTGCCGGTACAAGGATTTCGTCTCCGCCGTCAATTGCTTCTTTACCAACCATTTCCCGCTTTTCGTTTATGGTCAAAAAATCTGATTCCTGCGCCCGCTTCCATTTCATTTCACGTCTTGGAATTAACGCCGAAACATCATTAAGATCATAGTTAAGAAAAAAATCTTCCTTGGGAAACAACCAAGCATTTAATTCACCTTTGAAATAACTCAAATCCCAGATAACTGTCTTTTCCCAAAACGCTAATTCTGCGGCTTCCATGTTGCTGTAAGTAGTATCGCCCGGAATACCTATCAACTGCGGCGGCACACCGTACCCAAAAGCAATGCGTCTTGCCAGTTCCCGATTGCCTTCGATGAAATCAAGCTCCTGCGGAGAAAAGCCATACGGCGTGGCTTGTGTTCCCTTGCCACCTTCAAGAATTAAATTACGACCGGCGTTTTCGGCACCAGCATATTTTCTGTTCAACTGCTGTTCAAGTTTTTCAAATTGATCATCAGATAAAATGCCACCACCGTCTTTCGCCTGTGCAACATCACCCGTGATCGTAACGACCATGCCCGGTCGGCCTTCATTCTCCAAAATCTTTTTATTCCATCTTGTTGCTTCGTTGCTGGTGTCAATTTCCCTTGACAACGCTTCTGTCGGAGCCGCACCGTACCAATCGTCTAACGGATGAAACGATAGAAAATGCAATATGTCTGATTGCCCGGTGACAGGATTGACTTCCCAATTTACTTTCTGACCCATGCCAACATCGTATTGGTATCCCCTTAACTGACCGGTATTCGGATTCTTCAAAACTTTCATTCTATCCGGACGCTGAACGTATAACTCCTTCGGAATACCTTTATTGATGCCTGTCATTAAAGCGACACGCTCAAGGTAAGCGTTGCCAGCCATCACAAAGAAAGCATTCAATTTAAGCATAATAAAAGCAAAAGATTCTTTTGGGTTCGGCCGCTTAATAACCTTGTTGAACGGATGCTGCTCAACCTTAATTATTTCATCATCAACTTGCCTGAACACTGCCCACGGAACAGAAGCGAACGCTTTGGCACGCATGTCAATCGCCCGGAAAGCAATAACGTTCTTCAAGTATGTTTCACGAGCAAACACATCGTATCGTTTATCTGACCAAACAACACCCTGACCGCCACCCATTACGACAACTGACGTTTTGCTTTCTTTTACTTGTTTTGGTTTAAATGGCCACATAAATTCTCTCTTAAATCAAAGGTGTAACTACAACATCTTTATCCAACGGCATATATCTCAAATGATGAACCCATGTTCCCGTCGTTGAGCCTACGCCGATGGTCAATTTCAATATTCCGGTAGGAATCAAGATTGGAAACAACTGGGATATAGCCGTGCCTGCTGGAGATATAACCGGTGGAGTTGCCAAAGTGTTGCCTACCAGGTTTATGATTGTCCCTGCTATAGCATTGGCCAAGGAAGCAGAAGCGCCGCAAATATCAGAAGGTACTCCAACAGTGGGGATAGAAGATAAAATAAACGTCGTTGCCGTTGCATTATTAGGTGTTACACAACGAGCAATATAGGCTTTTAATTCTATCGGCCCGTTAAGTATACCAAATATCGATAAGCCATCACTCATCACCGCTGGTATACTGGTTGTAACTGTCCTCTCCGAATTGTTTGATAAATCAATCAACCTTCGATTTGTTTTTACTATGTTACCAGTCATAATTATACTCCAAAGAAAACTCGTTCACGCTCGAAAATATTTCG